AATGCAGTACTAATAAAATCAGTATAATTAAATGCTCCTGGATATTGCAATTTATTTGCAGAAGTAATAGCTAATGGAACCTTGCCCATTGTTTGTTTAGTTATAATAGTATTACCATCAGATGTAACTCTTTTGGTTTGGATATTACCTTTTAATTTAGTTCTAGTAAATGCCATTAAAATTCCTGCGGAACAATCATTCCTGTTTGCGTGAAATTCCTTCTTGCATATTTTTTAGCCTCTTTTACGGCTTTTAAATATTCCATATCAAAAAATTGAGACACTTCTAATTGCATATTTGGGGGTGTCTTATACCCCATAGATATAATTTTATATACTAATGCTTCATGAAATTGAGTCGGAATATCTCCTAAAGGTCCAGCCGTAGAAGATGCATATTCATCTGAATCTGTCGATGTTCCTGTAGAAAAATGGTCAGCCTTAGAAATTGCTGAAATTTTTAAAGGCTTTGCCTCAGTAATACTTTTATATACTGTAGAGGCCCCATCAACAGTAGTTGTTCCATTTTTTTCTACAATAGCTAATCTATTATTATTAATAAAATAAAATCTCTGAGGATTAGTAGCCATTATTGCTCCTCCGTAGTTGAATCATCAATAATAGGTTTTCCTATTAATCTTGGGATTAATACATTGTTTAAGTAAACCTCTCGAATCGTCAAAATCTCTGAAGGCAATGTATAATATCGCTTATTAGCAGTAGTAGAATCAGGGTCCACATCACTTCCTAAAGCAAATGTATCCTTTAAAATCTCAGTTTTAGCGCAAAAATCGTCAGATGCTCTATTCGCTAATAGTCTAATTTCAGTTTCTCCCATATGAGGATGATGTTGTTTGACTAATTCAATAATCTCATTTAACGTCATGATGGTCTATTCCCTCAATGTTTGTTGGTATATTTAATCGCTAATTGTTCAGCATCTTCCTCATCTTGAGCTGCATCGCTTATTTTAGTATATAAAATATTCATTCCTGCTTTTATACATGCAGCATAATGAGCTTCTTTAGGATAACCATTTAGTGTAGTATTTATTTCTTCTGCATCACTAGTACTATAATCAGCAATAGGATATGTGAAATAAAATATTCGTTTAACTCCACCAGCAGGACTAACTAATACATCACCTAATTGACTCATAGCCCAGACAGGATATTTCCCACTACCTGCATGATAAAAAATGCTATCAGCATCCTGCCCTCTTAAATAATCATTCCATGATATTTCTTGGGCTTCTCGCTCATCTGAACCATCTGTTCTTGTAACTTTAATAATTTTATAAGCAGATGTGTCTTCTACTAATAGACTCTGAGCCATATCTAAATTAGCAGTATTCCATAAAATAGAATTTGTTGGAATTAAATCGGCAATAAAGCTAAAAGCATCTTGATATAAATTACGATGGTCTGTTGCAGACCATGTGCCTACTAAAGATTCAATTACCTGCGCTGTAGTCATTCCAGCCATTATTTAACTTTTTCCTTCTTTTCAACTTCTTTCTCATCAACTTTAGAAGTTTCTTCTGCTTTCATTCCAGACAGAATCTCAATAGCTCCTGATAGCTTTAAGCCGATTTGGTTTAATCTGCTTAATTCCTCTTGAACTTTTTCAAACTCTTCTTGAAGTTGTTTCAACTTATCTTCTATCATACTATCTCCTGATTAATTAAATCTTATAAAGCTATACTATGAGTAACTTTATGAATTGATGGTATATTAACAAGTCTGCAAGTTATATCAACATCGCCAGGATTAGCAGCTGTTAATATAAACTTTATTCTCATATAAGTTTTATTAACTACATTAGCTACTCCAGATAAATTGATTACTTCTCTAGCATCACACGCTTCGCTACCAGTCATATCTTTTATAACAACTGATGTCCAGCCTGTATCTGCAGCACTAACATCCTCGCCACTAACATGTGCCATAGCTGCCGAAGGGTCATCTGTTCCTTGCCAAAATATTTCCATATCAGTCGCAGTCGCACAATCTACAGCTTCTGTATTCCATATAAATTCTGTTTCTGTAGAAATAGGACATTCAAAATTACCAGTATACATTATACTAGTAGTTTCAGAATTATCAAAATCAATAACTATTTGCTTACCATGAAAAGATTTTTGACCACCTTCATCTATAGGCCCCCAGACCCCTGAGTTTTTAATTCTATTAGCCATTCCTTCTCCTAAATTATGTTAAGGGGCCATAAAGACCCCTTAACGATTATTACATCACTTACTATGATGGGTCAAGTCCTACACCGCTTGTTCCGTCAAAATCACCTTGTGGTCCATCTGATTGAGAAACAATCACTCTAAAGTGATTAGAGCTCTCATCAGCAGCTGAATGCAAAGCTATTTTAAAGAAAGGGAATGGGTATAATGCGAGATTAACTGTACCTGCAGTATAACCATTAGCATTACTACCAGTTCCATATGCAGTAGCTACATCATCTGCAACTTTAGCATATGTTCCTGCGGAAGTATTACAAGCATACAAATCTACAACAATTGCTCCACTAGAAGCGTCGTCAATTTCTGTAGTTACACTTACAGTACCTAATGCAACATCTTTTCCAACTTCAATTGCATCTGAAAGAGCAGCAGTAGCATTTGTTAAAGCTGTCCCATTTGCATTTAAAGTAGTCCCTAAAGCAAGATTATACATCCTCTTGATACCACCTACACTATCTTTTGTCCAAGCCATTTATATATCCCCCTTAAGAAAACTTAAGAACTGCGTGAGTTTCAGGAAGACTAACTTCAAGTCCAGCTTCAGTGATGACTTGGTCTTGTCTGCCATCAATTCCGTTATTCTGAACGTTAGTTTCAATGAAGGTATCTCGACTAATACCATTACCCACTAGTGGTCTGTATGCTACATTTTTCATATCAACACAGCATGCATAATTTTCCCAAGGACCTCTCAATAAAGGCTCAGCAACAAAGTGTAAATTACCAAATATAGTATTTACCATTGTTACTTGGTGTCCAAAGGACCCCTTGATATTTTGCACATCAAGTTTATATTGAGAAGAGCCTACAGAGTTATTCAAGAAAGAGCCATTACCTAACTTATTAAGATAAGTAATTACTTTTCTTGAAGCTAGAACTAACTTATTTCCAGAATTTCCGCCTTCAGGTGCAAAATAGTCTTCCATTGCATCTAAAAAGGCATCATATCCAGAAGAAGCATAAGACATATTATATACCTTACCACTAGCTTCAGCTTTTGAAACAATTCCATGAGAATATCTTTGAGGAGCACTTGTAGAAGCTGTTTCTGTCCCAGTTGAACCAGAACCAAACAATAATGCATTCTCGATATCCATTTTATGTTCCATTAGTTTTTCTTGCCACACTCTTTGGAATTCATTTTTAA